GGGCAAATGGGAAACTGAACAAGGTGGTGAATATTATGCAGCGGGTGTCGGATCGGCGATCACGGGCCGTGGAGCGGATCTACTAATCATAGACGACCCACACTCAGAACAAGACGCGTTGAATGTGCAAGCATTAGAGCGAGCTTACGAGTGGTATACATCAGGTCCTCGTCAGCGTTTACAACCAGGTGGAGCGATCGTTGTGGTTATGACACGTTGGAATATGAAAGATCTAACTGGTATGTTATTAAAATCTCAAAAAGAATTAAAATCAGATAAGTGGGAGGTGATCGAGTTTCCAGCAATCATGCCATCAGGTAAACCGGTGTGGCCACAATATTGGAAGCTAGGTGAGTTAGAGTCTGTCAAAGCATCATTAAGTTTAGGAAAGTGGAACGCGCAGTGGATGCAAAACCCTACAGCTGAAGAAGGGTCACTCATTAAACGCGAATGGTGGCAGGTGTGGGACAAAGGTTATATTCCGCCATTGCAACACATCATACAATCTTACGATACAGCTTTTTTAAAAAAGGAGACATCTGATTATAGTGCGATCACCACCTGGGGTGTATTCTATCCAGACCAAGATAGTCCAGCTAATTTAATATTATTAGATGCTGTCAAAGAAAGATTAGAGTTTCCAGAATTAAAAAAAGAAGCNTGGNATCAATATCGATATTGGAATCCTGAAACGGTGATTATAGAAGCNAAGGCCTCTGGTATGCCACTAACTTATGAGTTGAGAAAAATGGGGATACCTGTTATAAATTACACACCTAGCAAAGGTCAAGACAAACACGCTAGAGTAAACGCTGTTGCGCCGCTTTTTGAGAGTGGCCAAATCTGGGCGCCTGACGAAAAATTCGCAGAAGAGGTTATAGAAGAATGTGCATCATTTCCGTATGGAGATCATGACGATTTGGTGGACAGCACAACACAAGCGATAATGCGCTTTAGACAGGGAGGGTTCGTGGCGCATCCGGAGGACGAAAAAGAAGAATCGATCCCCAAAGTTGAGAGAACATATTACTGATGAGTAAAAAGAAGTTATTAGAATTCGGTCTTAAAGAAGCAGACGCTTTCCAAAAAAATTTTAAAATAATTTTTGACAGATTAGTCAGAGGTTACAAATCTATGATGGGTAGAGAACCTGAAGGTCTTGATTTGTTAAAAGTTAAAATGGAAGCAAGAGAAAAAGCACTTGGTACAACAAAAGTGGTAAATCAAAAAGGTCTGACTCTTGATCCAGATAAACCAATTACAGGTGGTACACAAGAAGGTATACCAACTATTAAAACAAAATTTGATGAAGAGTTAGATGAATTTAATCTATCAAAAGATGACCCGATGGGTGATTTAGAAAAAATTGTAAAAGGTGAAGGTGAGACGGGTCTTCCTAAAAAAGAAATCCCAAGAGATGTTAAAGAAACTTTTGAAGAAGAGTTAGGTGTCAAACTTTATGGTGATGAAACTTTTGATGAATTAATGATTATTAAAAATACTGGCAAACACCCAAGAGATAAAGCAGATGGTGGTCGTATAGGATTAAGCATAGGAGGTCCAAGCAATATTATAGGATCTGATCTTTCACGACCAGGAATAGGTTCATTGGGTGGCATGGAAGTAGAAGAAGATGAGTTCGCAGATATTCAAGGACAAACAGCATTTGGAGGTCTTGGTGTATTGAGTGGATTAGAAAAAATATTTGGACCTAAAATAGGAAATTATATTTTTCAAAGAGGAAAGACAAAAGTTTTTAAAATGGCACAAGATAAAATTTCACAAGAAATACAAAGAAGAAGACAAGCTAAAGAAGCAGCAGAACAACTTGTTAAAGCAATGGCAGTACAAAACAGAATGGAAAATAGAGGTGGTTATCAATCAAGCTTTGGAGGAGACAAAGATTTTATGGAGGGTAGAGGCACCGCTGCAGAGATGGGTTCTTTTGCTGATGGTGGTCTTGCAACAATGTTCGTGGAGAAAAGATAATGGTAAATTTAACACCAGGTTTTGGAGGCGGTAGAGCCGCACAGAAAAAAGGAACAGCTGCATCAGTAGCTGCTTTTAAAGCGAGAGAAGTTGATAGAATAAGACCTACATTTTACGATGGTAAACTTGGTATTAAAGGACCTCAAGAATTAATTGAACAATATAAAATAGATTTTGCAAAAAGATTAAAGTTTCCAAAAGGTGGAACAGAATACAAAAGAGCAATAGCATTAGGTGAGGTTTTAAGTGATGCTGCTTTAGCTAAAAAATATAATATTACTCTTGGAGATGTAGAAAGAATAAACAGAGTTATTAAAAAAGATTTAGGAACGTACAAAGTTCCAGATAAAAAACGATACATGACAGGTAAGATTAGAAGGGAAGAATTAGAAAAGGTAACAGATTTAGGGTTAGAACAAGAATACGCAAAATTAAAAAAAGGAGAAAGAATTGGTAATCCTGATTTAGCTCACAGAGTTTCAAAAAAATATAATGTGACAACATCTAATTTAGGTTTAGATAATCCTTTAATTAATAGAGCTATTGTTAAACCTAATGAAAGAGACATTAGTAGACTTTACGATCAAAGAATAAAAATAGAAAATAAATATAAATTAAAAGATGGAACTTTTAAAAAACCATCAAATGCAGACATAAAAGCTTTAGAAGAAATAAATAAAAAAGTTATGGATCTAGCATCTGAAACCAAAGGTAGATTAAGCGCTATTGTAAATGACCCAACAGATTTAAATAAACCTTATGGAACTTTTGGAATTGATCATAGTAAAACAATTGGTGGTGGTATTATTGATGAAGTAATGCTTAAAGATGTAAGAAAACTTTCTCCTGAAGACCAAGCATTTTTAAAATTAAATTTACTAGAACTTAAAAAAAGAGAATTAGGTAAAACTCCTAAAATGTTAGCTGATGAATATAAAGATATTTTAAGCAAACCCGATGTTCAAAAAAGAATTAAAAATATTATTGATAAAGGTAACATGGAAAAAACTTATATTAATCAAGCTAAACAAATTTTAACTTTATCTGCTGTTCCTAACTTAACAACCGCAGATCAACTTCCTATACCAGAAAAATCTAAAACAAGAGAGATGTTTAAAACTGCATTTAAAAAAGTTCCTAAAAAAGGTAAAGTTGGTTTAGCAGCTGCAGGTGCTTTAGCACTTACAGGTGCAGCAAGTGCAGACGAACTACCAATTGAATACAACGACGAGATCGGCGCGTTCGTCGATCCTAAAACCGATGATAAAGTTTCACAAGCAACGTTACTTGACTGGGCTGCAAACAATCCAATGCCCACGGCTGCTATAGCATCAACACCTCTACTAAGTAAAACGGTTAGAAAAGGCACAGGTAAATTATTATCTGGATTGTTATCCGCACTTGGAACTTCTGCAGGAGGATTAACTTTTGCAGGTCTGACCGTAAAAGGTAATTTAGATGAAGGAAAAAATATTGTTGATGCAACAGTTGATCCTTTGGTTGGATTAGAATTATTATATCCAGAAGCTGTAAAAAGATTTGGTGGTAAGGGTTTACAAAACGCTTTAGGTAGAGCTTTATCTTTTGGTAGATATGGCGCTATGATGACACCAGTCGGTGCAGGCATTACCGCTTTAGGTTTAGGTAAAATGGGTGTAGAAGCTTTAATTGATGAGAGGGAAAGAATTAAAAATATGACTCCAGAAGAATTAGAAATATTCAGAGCGGANCAAGAAGAACAGATGGGAATGTCGGCATAATGGATAGAAGAACTTTTATGAAATTGTTAGGTGGTTTAGCGTCAATGCCAATTATTGGTAGAATTGCAAAACCTCTTAAATCAGAAACTGTGCAAGAAGGTATTGCTGCAGTAGGTAGCAAAGGCATGGAACTTTATGAGATGGTTATAGCTAAAGTAATGAAAGAAGGAAAAAAAATTAGTGAGTCTAATAGAGTTGAAAGTTATAAACATCCTGACAGACCTGACATCACGGTTGATGTAGATCAGACAACAGGCAGTGCAGAAATATATTTTGATACGGACAAAGGTTCAAAAGGATTTGCCGAAATTAGAAGAGATCCAGAAGCACCTGGTTCTGATGAATTAATTGAAGCTGAAGAAACTTATAAATTTTTTGGAGATGGAGATGATTACGTAAAAGATGTAGAAGAAGGAGACATTAGAGGTGGCATTGAAAATCTACGAAAGTTTACTAAAAAAGCTGATGGCGGAGAGGTTAATTTGACAATAGTTAGAATGCCTGATATCAGTGAGTCAGGTGTTGAATCATTATTTAAAAGAAGGTAAAATAACAAATGGCCACGATAGATAAACCATTACCGAATACAAAAACGACCGTCGAAGTTCCAGGAGAGGTGGAGATCGAAGAAGCAATCAAAGAAAACGTAGAAGAGATTCAAGAAAAAGGCGGACCTGTTGAAATAGAAATGACAGAAGAAGGGGGCGCAGAAGTTTCCTTTGATCCAAAAGTTGCATCTGCTGAAGGCGGTCAAGATCATTTTGAAAACTTAGCAGAATTTTTAGGCGAAGAAATTTTAGATCCATTAGGATCAAAACTTGTAGAGCAATATAACGAATACAAAGAATCTCGTGGTGATTGGGAACAATCATACAAAGAAGGTTTAGAACTTTTAGGTTTTAAATACGAGAGAAGAACAGAACCGTTTAGAGGTGCATCAGGTGTTAATCACCCTGTNCTAGCTGAAGCGGTNACACAGTTTCAAGCGCAAGCTTACAAAGAATTGCTACCTTCAGATGGACCAGTACGAACNCAAATTATGGGNACTATTGATGTTCCAAAAGAAGAACAAGCAAAACGGGTAAAAGACTTCATGAATTACCAAATCATGGATCAGATGAAGGAATACGAGCCAGAGTTTGATCAAATGCTTTTTTACCTCCCTCTTTCCGGATCTACCTTTAAGAAAGTCTACTATGACGATCTTTTAGGTAGGGC